GAAGGGGCAAGCCAAGGAGTCAACGAGTTTCAACCCTACAGAGTTGATTGGTGGGATGTGCCCGGTCGAGATGATAACTGGAAACAACAAACTATTAGTAACACAAGCCAACTTCAGTTTGACCAAGAGTTTGGTAATACATTTTTTGGAACAGGTGATACGCTTATAAATGCTGAAACACTAATGAATTTTAGGGCACAACCTTATCTAAGACTTATAGAAGGTAATAGTGTTTGGATCTATGAAGAACCAAAGAAAGATCATCAATATGTGATGACAGTAGACGTTTCGAAGGGAAGAGGACAGGATTATTCTACTTTTAACTTGATCGATATTAGCTCTCGCCCATTTAAACAGGTTGCTGTATATCGCAATAACCTTATCTCTCCATTACTCTTCCCAAATGTTATTTATAAATATGCGAAAGTCTACAACGAAGCTTGGGTTGTGGTAGAATCTAATGATCAGGGTACAATAGTCTGTAATGGATTATACTATGATTTAGAATATGAAAATCTATTCATTGAATCTGCAGTCAAATCAAATAGACTAGGCGTGGAGATGAATCGAAAGGTTAAGAGAATAGGTTGTTCAGGTATTAAAGATCTTTTAGAAGAAAATAAATTAGAAATTGTAGACCAAAATACTATATTAGAATGCTCTACATTTATTGCAAAGGGCCAATCATATGAAGCATCAGATGGCAATCATGATGATTTGATGATGAATCTAGTAATGTTCGGTTATTTTGCTACAGGTAATTACTTTACACAGCTGACAGATGTTGACATCAAAAATATGATGTTTGAACAGCAAATGAAAGAAATCGAAGATGATGTATTACCTTTTGGTTTTATAGACGATGGAATAGACGCAGCTGAAGTAGAAGATCAAAATGATCAATGGCAAACAAAGAAAATGTTTGAAGATTGGGGATCTTTATACTAAAATTTAAAATATATAAATAGAAGTAATTGAACTCCGTATTATGGAACTTATAATTCGATTACTGGAAAAGGAATAAGAAATGGCAATTGGTACACCTTCAGAGTCTCCAGCTATTGTCGTCAAGGAAGTTGATCTTACAGGCGGTGTGCCTAATGTACAATCAACTACTGGCGCGTTTGCTGGTGCTTTTCGTTGGGGGCCTGTAGAACAAGCAAAGCTCATTCAAAATGAAGCGCAGCTTGCTGACACCTTTGGGGCGCCAAACGATAGTTTTGCGGTAGACTTTCTGTCTGCAGCATACTTTTTAAAATACGCCAATGCATTACAAACAGTTCGTGTAGTAGATTCAAATGCAGCAAATGCGTGTGACAGCGCTTCTGCAGCTACACTAATTAAAAATGGTGATGCTTGGGATAACGGAACATTTACATCAGGTAACGTATTTGCTAAATGGCCTGGTGAATTTGGTAATTCACTACAAGTTGTATGGTCAGATGCTACAAACTGGGCTAACTGGGATGCAGCTTATAAAGCACAATTTGATGCTGCACCATCAGGTGAAGAACATCACGTTCTGATCTTAGATGAAGATGGTGTTATTACAGGTACGGCTGGTGCTGTACTAGAAAGATTCCCATATGTGTCTGCTACACAAGGTGCGGTAAACGCTGACGGATCAAGTAACTACATGAAAGACGTTATTAATAGAGGTTCAGAATATATCTGGATGAATAACGTTGTAGATTCAACAGGTTCTCACTCTCTTGTTAGTGGTAACAATGGTACAACAGTCGGAACTGGTGATTATCTGACAGGCTTTGACGCCTTTGAAGATAAAGATACTGTTCAAGTAGACTTCTTAATTGCACCTGGTATGACTAGTGCAGGAGATCAAGCGACTGTCGTTAATGATCTTGCAGGTACTGCAGGTGTTACACGTAAGGACTGTGTAGTTGTGACATCACCAGCAAGTGCATCTGTTGTAGGAAACGCTGATCCAGCTACTACTACAGTAACTGACGCAAGTGCTTACACATATAACTCATACGTGTTTGTAGATAACAACTGGTTAAAAGTATATGACAAATATAATGATAAATTTGTTAATATCCCAGCTGCATCTTCTACAGCAGGTTTAATGGCTGCATCTGATGCTGCATCTGCTCCATGGTTCTCACCTGCAGGTTCACGTCGTGGTGCTTATGTTGGAGTCACATCTCTAGCTTACACGCCGACTAAATCTGAAAGAGATACTCTTTATAAAGCCGGTATTAACCCGATCGCAAACCTACCAGGTCAAGGCGTTCTATTATATGGCGATAAAACACACGTAAGCAGACCATCAGCATTTGATCGTATCAATGTTCGTCGTCTATTTAACGTTGTTGAAAGAGCTATTGCATTGGCAGCTAGAAACACATTATTCGAATTGAATGATGAGTTTACACGAGCTGAATTTGTAAATATCGTAGAGCCATTCCTAAGAGAAATCAAAGGACGTAGAGGTATTACAGACTTTAGGGTCGTATGCGATGAAACAAATAATACTGCAGCAGTAATTGATAGAAATGAATTTGTAGCTAATGTATTCATTAAGCCAGCACGTTCTATCAACTACATCACTCTAAACTTTGTAGCGGTCAGATCTGGTGTTGACTTCGAAGAAGTCGCTGGAAGACAGGTATAAGGAGATAGAAAATGGCAGTTTTAGGCGTCGATGATTTTAAAGCAAAACTACGTGGTGGTGGTGCTCGTCCTAATTTATTTAAGGCGACAATTAACTTCCCGGGTTATGCTAATGGCGATGTAGAATTAACATCGTTCTTGTGTGAAGCAGCTCAATTGCCTGCTTCAACAATTGGTACAATTATTGTTCCTTTCCGTGGTCGTCAGTTGAAAATGGCTGGTGATCGTACATTTGATGTATGGACACCGACAATTATCAACGATACAGACTTTAATGTTCGTAACGCTATGGAGCGTTGGATGAACGGTATGAATGCACATAGTGCAAATACTGGTCTAACAAATCCTGTAGATTACGAAGCAGATCTAGTAGTTGAACAAATAGACAAAGACGGATCTACATTGAAGACTTATAACTTTAGAGGTTGTTTCCCAACAGCAATCGCTCCTATCGATCTAAGCTATGCAGCTGAAAACGATATTGAAAGATTTTCTGTTGAATTCCAAGTACAATACTGGGAAGCAGCAACCACTACTTAATACGACTATAAATATTTTGAGGGGCTTAAAGGCCCCTCTTAACTTAAATTAGGAAATACCATGGCTGAACAAAGTGGACTTAGATTATTTGGTTTTGAAATAAAAAGAGCAAAAGATAAAACTGCTGATCAACGGCAGTCTATCGTGCCTCCTGTGGATCAGGATGGTGCCGGATATGTCACAGCAGCCGGTGCACACTATGGTACGTACGTTAACCTTGGCGAAGGTGATCACGCAAAAGATAATATGCAGAATATTAGACAGTATCGTGCTGTTTCTGATCATCCTGAAGTGGATGCTGCTATTGAAGATATTGTAAATGAATCTATTACAGCAAATGAGAATCAATCGCCTGTTAGTTTAAAGCTAGATCACGTCGAAGGACTCAGTGATCAACTTAAAAAAGCAATGACAGATGAGTTTGATAATATTTGCTCTATGTTAAAATTTACAGATTTAGGTCATGATATTTTTAGAAGATGGTATGTTGATGGTAGAATTTATCATCACCTTATAGTTGATGATAAAAATTTAAAACAAGGTATTCAAGAAATTCGTCCTATCGATGCTACAAAGATTCGTAAAGTAAAAGAAGTTAAGAAGAAAAAAGATCCTGTAACAGGAGCAAATATTGTAGAAAATGTAAACGAGTTCTACATTTATCAAGAAAAACCTGGCGGGATGAATCAAGGTATTAAATTATCAAATGATTCCGTTTCTTATGTTACATCAGGTTTATTGGATGTTGATAGAAAAAGAGTTGTTTCTCACTTACAAAAAGCTCTGAAGCCAATTAACCAATTAAGAATGATGGAAGATTCTCTAGTCATTTATAGACTATCGAGAGCTCCTGAAAGACGTATATTCTATATTGATGTAGGTAACTTACCACGTGGTAAAGCCGAAACATATATGAAAGATATTATGGCACGTTACCGTAATAAACTTGTATATGATGCAGACACAGGCAAAATCCGAGATGATCGTAAGCATATGTCAATGCTTGAAGACTTTTGGCTACCACGTCGTGAAGGTGGTAGAGGAACCGAGATCTCGACTCTTCCTGGTGGAGAAAACCTAGGACAGATCGACGATATTATCTACTTCCAAAAACGTCTTTATAGATCTTTGAACGTACCTATTAATAGATTAGAGCAAGAGGCTCAGTTCTCTCTTGGCAGATCTACAGAAATTAGCCGCGATGAATTAAAGTTCCAAAAGTTTATTGATCGTCTTAGAAAACGTTTCTCTATGTTGTTTACAGATATTTTGAAAAAACAACTTATAATGAAACAAATTATAACTGAAGAGGATTGGAATAACTGGCAGCAGGATATTGTAGTTGATTACATAAGAGATAATCACTTCTCTGAA